GGTTTAGCTTATTATATAAGCTTAAAGAAAGCACCAATGTTAAGTGCAAACTTAAAAGCGGTGTATGATGAAGAATTTGAGCGTGCTGCGGATAATGACCGAGAACGAACGTCGTTCAGAGTTGAACCAGCGCAAGCATATATACCGTAGGAGGAAATGTGGTAAAATGTGAAAAATGCGGTTGTGATTGCGATTGTAAAGACAATTGTCAATGCACAAACTGCGAATGTAAAAAGGAGGAAAAATGAGTAATCCAAATTGGAACAAGGATTCTAACGCCGGAAGAAGTTCTAAAGGTGGAGTAAAAGGAAATTGGAGTGATAGAGGGACTATCTCAATTCCTGATGCTAGCCCTAAGGAAAAAGAAAAAGCTGTCTCTATTGCTGTAGGTACTGTTAAAGGAACTACGCAAGGAATGGGTGCGGCTACTAAAGGTGGTAAGTATAGTTGGGTTGGACCTAAAGATTCTAAATGGTAGGGTAAATGGCTTACGCTAAAGGAAAATACGCTAAATTTATTTCTGATCGTAGTGGAATGGCCTTCCCCTATAATGAAATGGTAAAGGAGTGGAATGGTTCACGCGTTCATAAAAGTGAATTTGAACCAAAAACAGCACAGGACAATCCTAAAAGACATATGTCTGATACAGAAGCATTGCAGTTTGCAAGGCCAGCTAGAACAGAAAGTGCAGTTGCAACTTTACTTCCTCGTAATCCTTTTAGGTTTACAGCTAGTAGTACAACAGTATCAGTATTTGAACCAGATCACGGAAGATCTAGTAGTGATACTGTAAGATTTAGGGATGTTACTGGAGCTTTATTCGGAGCTTCTGTGACTGAATTAGAAGATTCAGATGGATATAGCATCACAAAGACAGATGATGATTTTTATACTTTCACGGTGTCAACGACGCCAGGAACAACAGGAAATGGCGGTGGAGGATATTCCTCTGCTGGACCAGCAACATTGAGTAATTAATGACTACATACGCAGAATTAACAACACAGATTTTAAATTATACTGAAACAAGTACAGATGTATTATCCTCAACTATTACAGATGATTTTATTGAGCATACTGAAAACAGGATATTAAGGGATGTTGATATTGACGCATTTAGATCATATCAATATGCAACTGTAACAGCAGACAGTCCTTTTGTATCATTACCTGGTGGGTCTTCACCGGATCCAACTTCACTTGCTACAATTAGAACAGTACATATTTGGCCTGCTTCTGGTGCGGCAACAAGAACATTCTTGGAGCAAAAAGATGTTTCTTACATGAATGAATATTGGCCCAATAGAACATCCACTAGCACGCCAAAATACTGGGCATGGTGGGATCATAACACAATTTACCTTGCGCCAACGCCGGATTCGGCTTATAATATAGAGGTAGGAATTACTAGATTATCAACAAGACTTTCCAGTAGTAATACAACTACATGGTTGGGCAACAATGCTCCATCAGCATTATTATATGGATGTCTTGCCGAAGCCTTCAAATTCTTGAAGGGACCAGCTGAAATGCTGCAATTATATGAACAATCATATCAACGTGCCATTCAAGGATTGGCTATTGAACAATCTGGAAAGCATAGAAGAGATGAGTATATGCAAGGTGAATTAAGGATTCCTTTGCAGCAAGAACAGAAATCCACAGGAGGATAGAACATGGCAATAACCCAAGCTGTCTGTACCAGTTTTAAACAGGAAATACTTGTCGAAGGACATGATTTTACGGCTACAACTGGTGACACTTTTAAAATTGCATTGTATTCAAGTTCAGCTTCGTTAGATGCTTCTACAACCGCTTATTCAAGTTCAAATGAAGTTTCTGCTTCAGGAACTTATACAGCTGGTGGTGGATCGCTAACAAGTGTAACACCAACTACTTCAGGAACAACTGCTCTTTGTGATTTTTCTGATATATCATTTACATCAGCGACAATCACGGCAAGAGGCGCAGTAATTTATAATAGTAGTAATTCTAACAAGGCAGTATGTGTGTTGGATTTTGGTGGCGACAAGACGTCAACAAGCGGAACGTTTACAATTCAATTCCCAGCAGCAGACTCAAGTAATGCTATTTTAAGGCTGGCATAGGAGATTAATTTATGGCTCTAGTATTAGATGACAGAGTAAAGGAAACATCGACAACGACTGGAACAGGTACGCTTGATTTAAGCGGAGCTGTTTCAGGATTCCAGACTTTTGTTGCGGGAATTGGTGATGGCAACACGACATATTATGCCATTGTCAACCGTGATGAAGCGGAATGGGAGACCGGTCTTGGAACTGTAACTGATGCTTCAACTGATACCTTAGCAAGAACAACCGTTATTGCAAGCTCGAACAGTGATTCTGCTGTAACTTTCAGTGCTGGCACAAAAGATGTTTTTGCAACATTGCCGGCAAGCAAGGTTGGTCATCTAGACGGAAGCAATGACTTTATTCTAGGTAGAGGTGCGGCAGGTGTTGACTATTCTTTAAAATTTGATGGTGAAACAAGTGACGGTGTCATTACATGGATGGAAGATGAGGATCATCTTAAGATTGAAGATGATGTTGTAGTAGATAGTTCCAAAAGAATATATTTTTATGATGAAGGTGGAGAATATATTTATGGTGACGGAACGGATTTATATTTAACTTCTGGCGCTGATATCAATATTCCTGCCAATATTGGCATGACCTTTGGTAATGATGGAGAGAAGATTGAAGGTGACGGCACTGATTTAACTATCAGTGGAAATAATATTAATTTAACAGCTACGGCTGATGTGGTTATTCCAGCCAATGTAGGAATTACTTTTGGCACGGGAGAAAAGATTGAAGGGGACAGTACAAATTTAACTATCACCTCTGGTGCTGATATTGCATTGACAGCGACTTCAGATATTAATGTTCCAGCAAATGTTGGAGTTACTTTTGGCAATGATGGAGAAAAGATTGAAGGAGATGGAACAGATTTAACTATCAGTGGAAATAATATTAACTTGACCGCAGTTGCGGATGTTAATATTCCATCTGGTGTTGGACTAACTTTTGCTACAACAGAAAAAATAGAATCAGACGGGACAGACTTATCAATTACAGTTGGATCTACTGGGGATATTAATATTCCAGCAAACATTGGAATGACCTTTGGTAATGACGGAGAAAAGATTGAAGGAGACGGAACAGACTTAACGATCGCTGGTAATAATATTAACTTGACAGCCGTTGCGGATGTAAACATACCGTCAGGCGTTGGAGTTACATTTGCTACAACAGAAAAAATTGAATCAGATGGAACTGACTTGTCAATCACAGTTGGCAGTGGCGGTGACATTAACATTGGATCAGACATCGGTTTAACATTCGGCAATGATGGTGAAAAGATTGAAGGTGACGGAACAGATTTAACAATCGCTGGCAATAACATTAATTTGACAGCCGTTGCGGATGTTGTCATTCCAGCCAATGTAGGAATAACATTTGGCACGGGTGAAAAGATTGAAGGCGACAGTACAAATTTAACCATTACATCCGGAGCGGACATCGCGCTAACAGCAACATCTGATGTAAATTTACCCAACAATGTTGGAATGGTATTTGGAGATGATGGAGAAAAGATTGAAGGCGACGGAACGGATTTAACTATAACTTCAAGCGGAGTATTAAATCTTGCGGCAGGTGCAGCAAATCAAGTTAAAGTTACTGACGGGGCAATTCTGCCAATTGCGGATGCTGACGTGAATTTGGGAAGTGCTTCCTATCAATTCAATAACGCTTGGATTAATGGAACATTGGAAGCGGACGCAATAACAATAGGTGGCACGGCAGTCACGGCAGGTGGAGCTACACAGGGCTTTAGTATAGCCATGGCCGTTGCGTTATAGTATAAGGAGGATAAATGGCACAGGATTTTAGGAATGTAGTAGCAAGGTCACAGGGAACCACGGCAGCAGGTATTTTGACTGCGGGTAACTATGATGCAGTTATTGGTATTCGTGTATGCAACATTCTCACAACAACAGTAAAAGTGGATATTTATGTGGTAAGGAGTACGGCAAACTACTACCTATGCAAAAATACCCCAATTCCTCCGGGAGGCTCAATCGAGCTAATCCAAGGGGGAGCGAAAGTAGTGTTGGTTAGTGGTGATGTTTTGACGCACGATTGCGATACGGCTAATGGAATCGACCTTTGGGTAAGCTACATTGATACAATAAGCAGTTAAGGAGGACTTTATGAGTGAAGTAGCAGTAATTAATGGAATACAGTACATTGGGTGTTCTGCACCTAATGAATCTATTCAGCATCACGCAGCAAGTATGGATGCAAGTCAGACAATTGAGTCTGCTGTTCTAGCAGGCCC